CTTAAGTTAGATCCTTGAGTTGTTAATTTTTCTTTTATTCCCATGATTATTGTTTTATTATAAATATCAAAAATAAATACTTTTTATGGAGAAATTGCTCTAACTCCTGTATTAACAGCAGTACCAAATGAATCATAATTTTGGTTAGTACCTTGTTCCATTAATCTATTTGTATTTCTTGTTTCTGCTATAAGAGCACTTAATAATGTATCAGTTTCACTTGGGGTTTGTTGTACTGGTTTAGGATCTCTTGATGAAAATCTAAATTGTTGTTTTTGATTTTCTTTTTCTTTGTTTTTACTTCCTTTAAATAAATCAGTTCCTGTAACAATTGTGTCTTTGTCATTAATTGAAATAGCTCCTTCTGGTCCTACAAGCATACGTTTACCATATCCTCCTTCTCCAGAAGCTGGAGGTAAAACGGCATCATCTACTTTAGTCATTGCATATAAAGCGGCAACTCCAGCAGTAGCAGCAGCTATTGCTATTACTGTTCCTATTCCTATAGTAGCAGCAGAAACTGCAAATAATTCTGCAGCTGCTCTAGCTATAGTTTGAGCTAATAATAATGCTCCTTTAGCTAAGTTTTTTACAAAATTTATTCCTTGAGTAACTAATGCTGTTACAATAGAGCTTTCTAATGCTAATCTAAATCCAGATTGTATTGTTTGGAGAACAGATTTTCCTAAATTAAAAACAGCTTGAGTTCCTTGAAGAATCATTTTTCCTAATATTGTTTCTTCAGCCATTAACCTAAGAGTAGCCATGGCTGAAAGTCCTTCTTGGGTAGCTAATTGGTAAGCTGCTTGGGCGTTTTGAAATGTTAAAGAAGATAAAATAGCATTATTTTGAATTAATTCGCCACTTTTTAATCCAAGATATAATTTCTGCATAGCTGTCATAGCTTTAGAAATAACATAGATTCCTCCTATAGCTGTGGCTATACCTCCAATAATTTTTTGGGTAGTAGATAATTTATCCATATTCCCAGTAAGAACACCAGAT